CGCAGAGTCAACAAGGTACAGGTAAGTCATTTTTTTTTTTTTTTTTTTTTTTAGAGTCTAATTAAAACAAGTACACGGGACAATCACATTAGAACTTACAAATGACGACACGTGGAAGGCACATTACCCGAACGCCTGTGGGTCCTCAACAGCTCTGTTAGTCAGAGACGTCGAACACTGTGGAGGCAGCCGAAACGGGGGCAGATCTTCCGTACTAATCATAACGATAATACATACGGGGGGCACCAACAAGATAACCGAAAGAAAAATCATCACCAGCGGCCTGAAGGACGTTGGCATGGGAATCTTCGGTCGTCAGGTGGCGAACGAGGAGGGCGGAGGAAGGAAGGTACTCGAGGGACAAGGAGGAATCGAGCTTGTTGACGGGGAGGGGAGTTCCCCCGGCAGACAAGCGGACAGACAAAGAGGAAATACCATCAATACAGGGATACATGTGGGAGGTACCATACATGGGGACAGCTACTTCAATGGGACCTTCGAGGCGGGGGGAAAAGAACTGGGTGAGGTCGTTGTCGTACTTGAGGTCCGGGACGGCTTCGACAAAGCGCTGGTTGGCTTGACGCAGACCAGGAATGGTGCTGCGAACAATCGTGACCGGCACATCATCTAAGTTTTGCGGATTACCCAAGTAAAACTTAAACCTCTTACTACCACGATAAAATGCGAACAAATAAGAAAAAAAATCGGTGTAGGGAAAGTTGGGGGCATAGGTACCACTGAAGACGGAGGTGTAAAACATCCAGGGCTCAATGTGCATGATCTTGTTGGCTTTGAAATTGATGCCACTAGCGGTGTATGCCTTGATGACAGAACGAATGGACGGGGTGGATTCGCCGTGGACAAGAGAGCCAGCGGCGCGGTAGTGACGGGCAGGGGGGCCCCTGTTGGCAGGATCAGTGTCCTGTTCCGTACCAACCTGGGCGACGGGCATGTTTCTGGAGGTTATGAAATGGTCTACAACTACATCGGGACAATTAAACTGAACATGATGGGGGGCAACGGGGACGGCAAACTCAAAGTCGGGACCACCTTGAGCTTCAATCAAAATTTCGACATAATTGGACACGAGGGCGGAATGGCGGAGGGGTTGTTCAACGGTCAAAGACAGGGTTCCATTGGTGGTGAGGGGGCGACGGAAATCATCACCATGGTGGCGAGTGTGGCGCCAGGGGAACGTATGGGCCCAAGGGACGGTGAAAACCATGGGGTCGGGGGAGGACAAATCAAAGACGGTGGAGTAGTTCTGCTCGGAAACTCCCGCGGCCGAAGACCCTGTTGAAGGGGTCCACGACACACGGAGGCGGCCGGCATGACTATTGGTGCAAACGGGCTTTAGGGTGAAGGTGATGGAACCACGCCAGAAAGCGAAGACTTGGGACAGAACACACATGGGGGTGGGGTAGCATGACTGAATTCCATCAGAGGCAGTGGTGTGGGAGGACATCATCTGGGCGGGGTTGACAGGAATGTTTTTGAGAAGGGTTCCAATGGTGGCCGTGTTGGACCAGTTGACTGTGGAAATGAAAGCGGGGCGGCTGACTATGTTGGCAATCTTCATGTCATCATCTTCGCGACCAAACATAGCGGGGACGGAGTCAAGCTCTGTTGCAACACTTGTTCCCATGGAAACAGAGGTGTCGACACCATCGACATTGACTGTAGAGGGGGCGGTACGAACACGAGAAACGGAGGGTTCAGAGGTGGAGACGGGCTTAGACCAGCCGAAAAGCGACATGAGAGGACCAGCAGCTTCAGCGATTGTTGAAATCGCTTTGACTGCTTCGGTGCCAGACTTGATCGCTTCCGTGCCAATCTGAGCTTGAGCGAGGACTTGGTGACGGGAGAGAAGGAAGTCGGTGAACATTGGGTTACGTGTGGGGAGGGTGAGTTCGGCATCGACCATCTGGGCATAGAGTGACCACTCAACACCGAGGCCTTGGACGTCTGCAACTTTTCCGTAAACGGAGAGCTGCAGCATACCATGACCACCGGCGCCGGTCGTCAAATCATACCCAATGGCAGGGGCAACATGGTCGACTTCGAGGGAGACAGTGTTAGAGAAACGGGGGTCTAGCTGGGCATTTGGACACGTGGTGCGACCAGTAGCACTAGCAAACGCGCCAAAGGCACGATTGTAAGAGTACTGACCGTAGGGGTACCAGGACATCATGAGACGACAAGCTACGTTTGGGTCACAATTAACAACAAGGGTAAAGCGGATCTTGGAACGAAGGTAGGTGAAACCGGAGACTTTGGAAACAATTGCGGAGAGTTTGAGGAATTCGTCGGGCCAGGAGGTGGTACTAAGAATGCCACTGGTGGTGGTGAGTTTTCCAGAGTCAATGAGATAGGGACGATTGAGAACGGTGGCAATGGAAGTTGGGGGTTCGGACATGGTACAGGCACTAAGAGATTCTATGAAGGAAGCATCAGGAATGGCAGGGACGGAGACAGGGTCAGAGGCGGTCATGAAGGTGAGGGTATCAGAGACTAAAGTGGTGGATGGGGTGAGGTCGGCGGTTACAGCTTGAATTGCAGCGAGTGGGATTTTTAAGTGCAGAGGTCCACTCAGACCTTAGCACCGAGTCTGTTGTCCTAGATATTGGCCGGGCTGCGGCCATCCCATCTTGAACAGTAACCTAAATAGGAGGGATTTCACAACTAACGGAGCGGGGTTGGCTTTAGACAGACAGGTTTGGCACCAACGGGTTTTTACACCTAGCACATCATTAATTGCATTGACACAGGAAAAAAGAAAGAGGACGGACAAACATATTTTAAGGATTACCGCAGAACGCGGGTCAACCGTGGGAAGTCAATATGGCAGGGTCGGAGTCTGGAGGTAGTGGGCGTAGCCGGCGTTCTGGATAGCGCGTCGGCAGCGGGTCAGGTAGGCACGTTGGATTTCTTCGGAGGCGGACTTGAAGACTGTGCGGCCGTGTTGGGCGAGCTCAGTCAAAACACTTTGGACTTGTTGCATTTCTAAATCTAAGGGGTCAGTGGTGCGGGCTTTGGACGTGTAGTTGAGAATGGCCATGATCACATCATACGGAAGCGGGGCGGTGAATCGGTTGAGCTGGAGGTCGAAGCGAAAGCTACGCTTGATGAAGGTGACCTCGGTGATGGCGCGGATGCTGTGCGTGGCACCACTCTTGGACTCATCAGTGTAGGTCATACCTAACTCGGCGAGAGCTTCGGTGATGGTCTGCTGATTGAACCAAGAGGCGATACCATTTGAGATGTTGATGACGTTGTCGTCGCCATATGAGATCATGGTTACATAGCGCTGGAAGTCGAGAATACTGAAGGGCGGTTTACATAGAACAAGAAAAGCACAACGGACAATAATGGAATTGTACATACAGTTTAAAATGGACGTTATGGGGCAACCAGAGGGCTGAGAGTGTGTCCACTGGTAGAGGACACCACGGACGAGATGTGTGGAATGAACAATGGAACAAAACAAGACAGTGCGAACAAGAGAGAATTCATCAGCATACCACTCGTTAATCAGATCTAACGCAGCCCACAGAACGTATGACTGTAGGGTGCCGTCGAAGTTGGAATAATCTCCGGCGACAACCCCACTGCCACGCGACTGTAGGTGAGCGTGCAAGTGGGTCCACTCGATGCTATATGGGTTGATGCCCACGGCAGCTTCGTTGTGGATACGATTCTCCATCATCCAGGCTGTGAAGGACAGGAAAAACATACGAAAAGCGATGGTGAAGTGTTGAGGACCGTTTGAGAAGGCTCGTGTTTTGCCAGCATCAACGCGTTCATTTGGGCGGAGTTCATCTTTCAATGTATCCGTCCAAACTACACGGGACACTTGGCCAGCACGAGCGGCTGAGATCAGGTCTTCAACCTCGCGGCGAAGTTGGGTGCATTCGGGTGTTGAGAGGGTGTAGTCGGTGGAGCCAAGCCACTTGGTTTTCCCTTTGCCTCTTCGGGGGTCGAGGGTGTAGGGATAGCCAGGGGACGTGGTACGGTTGATGGGAGCGACTAAGGGATCGTCAGGGTCACCAACGATCGCTTCATCGAATGTATAGACGACGGGGGTACGGGTTATGGGGGAGTTAAACAAAACATTGCGGAAGTCACTGGTGGCGGTGTCGACGAGTTCATGGTCTATGGCGGGAGGGACGTGAGCGGCTTTGAGAAGGGCGAGTTCGAGGGGGTCAACACGGTCACCATCTTTGTTGATGAATGGTCCAAGGTGAGCGGGCTTGTTCGGCACAGGGCCAAACATGCCGTACACGGTGGAGCGTGTGATGGCGGTGTCACGAGCTTCTTTCACGGGCGGGAGATTACAGATGGGTGCAAAGTGGCCATCCATGAGGAAGTCGTGCACGGTGTTCGGAGTTTCTACGGTGTTGAGTTGAGCAGTGGTGAAACGGGCAAGGAGAGTCTGAAGATCATCTAAGGAAACGACGGTGGCAAAATTGGTGGAAGTGGTCTTGGACGAGGAACCGGCAATGTGCATACCAACGCAGCGAGCAGGGAGAAGGTTGGAGGCAACTACGAGGATCTTTCCACAATCACCGTTGCGGGTGGGCATGGAATAGCTAAAACTACGGGGAAGTACATTGGCAGCGGGGGGTTCTTTGGACATGGCGGGGACTTCATAGGCGAGGGAGTCGGTTTTGGCTTGGACGGAACCACTCGTAACCTCTGTGTACACGATACCTTTATTTTCATAAGCACCAACTAGCGAACCAGTTGTGTTTGTGACTTTCAAGATATCGTCCATAGAGGCAAAGTGTTTCAGGATGTCGGGGTGGGGATGTATGGTCTTGAAGAGATCGACAATAGCCAGGTCTTTTTTGCCATCGACTTGAGCGTTCTTGAGAAAATTGTCTAGGCGGACTTTGAAAGTGGCGTTCTTGGGGGAGCGTAACAAAATTTGGACTTGGGACAGATCATCGGCATCGATACCACGGAAGTAGGAAATGAAGTGGGCAGGGATGAGGCAGCGGGTTCCTTGGAGAACGGTGAGAGTTCCCATTCGCGTTTCTACACCACCACAAACACGGCTCATCTGATACTGGTTGGCAGCGATCAGGGAACACGTATCTGTATGGTTAGAATCGTGAAAAGCTTCGGCGCGGACGGGCATGGAGTTGGCAGGAAGGACGGCTTTGGCAGTGTTGGGACGGGACATGGAACTGTAGATTTCGGCATAGGCATTCCAAAAACAGGGGCACGGGAAACTGTTACAATCACAGGGGTGGATGCAGCGGGCACAATCAAGACAGATACAGGTGGCATTGTCTAGGTCTCCGGTACACATGAAGCATTTGCAGTCCGCTTCATCGTGGGGAACGGCAGCGGAGATACCGTTCTTGAGCAGTGTGTTGTAGGCCATCTCGGCATCGGCCACGGTTTTCATGGCTTTGGCGAGTGGTGTATCGGCGACTTGAACGGGGACGGAGTACTTGGTGAGGGAGTTAACGATGGGTTCGACGACGGTGGCAGTGGCATGGACAGCGAAAATAACGACAGCACTAATGAGAACAGTTGAAACGACATAGAAGGTCCCGCTTGTGGCGAGACGCTTCATCAGATCTACGATGCCGTTCCAGGGAGCGAGCAATGGGCGAAGCATGTTGTTGAACGAGAGGGTCATTGAATCGTTGATGGTTTTGAGAATGGCCTTGACGGCGCGCCACGGCTTGCTGAGCAGAGGTGCATCACGCACGTCTTCAAAGCGCTCGCGAAAGCGAGTGCAGAAGAGGTTGATGTCTCGGCGGCAAGCAGCAGCCCAATTGAAGGGGGCGGTCGGAGCGAGGAGGCGCTCGACTGGGTCTTCATTGGGATCGCGTTCGTGTTGGGTTGCAAGATCTTCAAGAGCGGTGCGCTCTTCTTCATCAACGATGTCTTGGTGGAAGTATTCCATAAGTTCTTTACAATCGGGGGGTAAATCCCGATCATAGTCCCTTATGGCACGTCGGAGTCGGGCAGTGGTCGTGGGTTCATTGGCGTTTTCGGTGAGAATGGCTACGGCACCAGTGCAGAAGAAGTGAGCTACTTCAGCAGTGATGGGTTCGTATTCGTCGTAGCGTGAGAGCGTGGCACACCAGTTCCAGAAGTGACGGGCAAGGTAGGGCTTTGTATCGAGAATGCGGCGGAGTTGTACGTTGTGACCGAGTATGTCGTGTTCGGGCCAGCGCGAAAATCGGAAGAGGGCATGGACCATGGGGATGGTGGCGATTTCGGGTTCGAGCTCTCCGTCCACCACTGGTGGAGCACCGAGACGGGTGCGACCAGGGCGGGGGAGGTGGTCTTGAAGGACATGACCGCGGTTGAGACGACTGATTGCTTCGAGGTGGCGTTCGCGCGAGCGGCGGTACTCGATCTGGTCAACTGTCTCACCCTCGGGTTCGGGTTCGGGGTTGGCGTCATAGAATTCTTCGTCTCCGTTCACTTGGGCTTGAGGTGGATTGGGGTCCAGCTCTTGACCATAGGGAACTTCGGCGTAGGCATCTAGGAAACGATTGAGGCGGGCTTCATCATTTATGGCGCGGCGCATGCGGGCAACAATTCGATCACAGACTTGGCGGTAACTAAAGGTGTTGAGATTGTTAGGGATTACTTCTACATCACGGTCTAATTCGGGGTCAAAACTGATGAAATTGTAAACATTGAGATTGATTGGGACGCGTTCACCATTGAGGAAAGGAGCTTCAGCTTGCGCTCGATCGACATCGAGGCGTTGTTCTTCTCCTACGACAACGGCAAACTCATCGCGGACTTGGACTATGTAGCATTCACGGAAGCGGCGGAAGAAGGCGTGTTCATGGGTTATGGACTGAATTTGAGGATTGCGAGTGTTAGAGGTGTAAATGACGGCTTTGGAATTAAACATCATATTTCCTTTGGATTCGAGAGAGGCGGCATGGAGCGGGTAGCAGGAAGTGTTAGAGATTCGGATGGCTTCAAAGATTTCGAGATTTGGGTTACCAACTGTATCTCGACGCTGGAAGGCGTCGTCGATCCAGGTGATAGGCTGGTCGCGCCAGCCGTCCCAAAAATCACATTCGGTTACGCGGTTGTAAAGACACTGTTTCCACTTGTTGGCAAGTCCTAGGGGTTTGAGCAGATCTATGGTGAGAGGGTACTGGAAGGTGGACTTACCCACGGAGGAGGCACCGACGAACCACACCATTGCTGGTGCAGTGCGGGCGCCCGCTGGCGGGCAGACAAGGGGTTCGAGTTTTTCACGGAGGCGGAAGGCGAGAACGAGGAGGCGTTTCATGTCATCAAAATCTTTCTTTTCGAGGATGGGTTCGAGACGGCGGATCATTTGAACACCACGAATCCACAGGGTGGAGGCCAAGAAGGCCACACCCTGGTCAGCGACAAAGGTGGACCAAGCGGCCGGAGCCAAAGCTGTTTCGAGTTCTTCGATCCAGCTAGTGACTTCGGGTATGGTTCCATCTTCGACAATGACGTTGGCACCAAGCACTTGTGCTTGGAACCAGGTGGAGACGTGGCGCCACATCTTACTGAGATAGTCGCGGATTTGGACAATTGAGGTACAGAATTTGGGCAGTTCAGAGACACGTTTCATCCATTGGTCAAGCGTGGGGACACGGGTATTGGGGAGATGGCCGAGGGTGACGGCGCAAAAGATGGTTCCAAACACGGGCATGCACTTTGAGATAGCACTGCCGCATTGGGCGAGAACATCTTCTACACCAATCTGGGCTTTCGGGAGGGGTTCAGTGACAGAGGACGGGAGAGAGGCTTCGATTACATCATTAATTTCAGCTTGGGCATCAGGCGGGCCAAAAAGGCCAAGGACGGTGGTGACGACGGTTCGGATAATCGGGGCCCACGCTTTGATGGTGTGGGCGACGAGGAGCAAGACAAACAAAATGACCATTACTTTAATAGTGGTGAGGACGGCGGGAGGAATGTTCATGTGGGCGCGGGCATCACGGATGGCATCCATGAAGGAGGCGGACATTTGTTGGATGAGCGTGGAGAGTTGTTGCGGCAGGTTTTCTATGTTGTCGTTGAGCTTGCGGAACACGCCAAAAATTTGGGCATTCGCGTCAGTGGGCAAGTTGGGTTTGAGATTTTCGGAAGCGTCGGCAACGGTCGGATGATTAATCTGGGCTGTGGCGTTAGTTGGCATTTCAATGGCTAGGTGGTCAGATGCTTGGGTGACGATTGGGACTGTGTCGAGTGCACGGCTTAGGTGGTTGGTGCGCTGTGCGTCGTACGGGAGTCCCTCTTCGCCATTGGACAAAGGAACAGTGGGGCTGTAGTCAGAGAAATTTTCTTCGGCAATTTGGGCGGCCATTTCCGCAGTGGAACTGCGGTCACGGAGCGTTGAGACAAGTGAGCGGTAGTTGCGAACAAATTGAAGGATCTTGGCAACACGGACAGGTCCGAGCGTGGGGCTGTAGACAAAAGTGAGTTGGCATGTGGGACAGTCGGCAAGACATATGCGGTGGCACATATCTTCAATTTTCATTCGGAAGTTATTTGAGAGTAGTGTGTGAGAGCAGCAAGGGCGGTAGCGGTTTGAACCAGTTACGATGTCAAACCTGCTAGTCTCGCTGGGGACAACTAGATCAGGCATTACGTGTTCAAGGACATTTGTTTCGGTGGCAAAGTAGCGGCAAAGATCAATAACATGGCGGCGGTAATGGTGGTTTCTGCGGATGTAGCGAAGGCGGTTGATTGCGGCAAGTGCGGTCTGGTGGGCGAGAATTCCGGGGAATTCATGAGCTTCAAAACAAACTTCACCGGAGTCGACATCGTGAGCGGTGAGGCGTCGGTCGATGTAGACACGGCGAGGCTGGCGAGCAAAAAGCCTCTTGGGGAGGTTTTCACGGGCAGTGGTCTGAGTCGGAAGTTGGGCAACAGCATCTTGGGCGAGACATTCGAGAGTTTTGGGATTTTCAAAATCGCCAAAACGATCAAACGACGGAGCACCATACTTGGTATGGGAACCAAGACAATCAAAGCGGTTGGCAGTGGTAACAGTCGGAATGCGTGGAGCATTCTTGTGTTTGCAAATCACATCGCAGGGTAGGAAGACGGTGGTACCATAGTTGCGGAAGACATCAATCATGAACATGAGGCGGTGGCGGATGCATTCGAGAGACAAATTAGGATCATGAAAACAGCGGTTAGGGCGCGTTCGGGGCAGGTGGACCCAGAACGACCCTTCGAGTTGGGAGAGACGGAAGACAGTGGGCGTGACGATACCTTTCGCGGCGGCATCGAAATCCTCTTCGGTGAGGTCAACGTGCCATCGGGGGTTGTGTCCGAATGCACGAAGTGTTTCGCGCATAGAGACAGGCCGGAACTCCGGATAGAGTTCGGCAAGAGGGGCATCGTCGGTGAGAGGAAGGAAGCTAATGAATTCGCGGGTCTGGTGATCGATGAACTTGGAGGTACAGATGGCTGCAACCTCAGGATCACGAATACGGGGATAATCGGCACCTTCGTGGATGGCACGAAGGGCGATCATGGTGTCGGCGGAGAGTTCAATGTCGGAGTCGATGGTTGGAAGAGATGACGGTGAATCAAGGCAAGGAATGCGGACAGAAACAGACGGGTCAAAATCAAAGTCGAAGTCGAGAGTGAGAGCAAGGTCGGCGGCGGCTGAGAGAGCGGAGTTTGAAGAAGAGTTTGTGTTTGTGTAAGAATCCATGGTGGTTCGTGGGTCAACACTCTTTAAGTGCAACCTATGGGGAGAGCATTGTACCCAATTAGGCTCCCATAGGAGGATAAGTCAAAAGACAAGTGCAACATACACCTAAGAACTAACAAAAGAATCGAATGACATGACAGAGGAGGATGCTCGGATTCAACAGAATAGTGAGCAACGCTTCTAGTACGCTGAGTCAAGGGCAAGGGAGCCATCAATTCGAATGGGTTCATACGGGCGGCGCTGATCATGCACTAACCAAACGCTGATGATTATGAGAGAAAGAGACAGTGAGTGATTATGACAGAAAAGGACGTGAGTTGAGACTAAGGGACTTGAAGGGTGGGGTGGATAGCACCCCACAAAGACGGGAGAGTAGAATGGGACAGGAAGGGAAAAGGGAGATAGGGGGTGGGGAAGGGGAAAAGACATCAAAAGATTCCTAGATTTCTCTAGG